TCACAGACCCAGCTCCCGCCGCCACGTATCGGGGCCGGTGACGATCAGCTCAGCAGCGGTCTGCCCTTTCTTGACATGGTTTAGGGAGTAGCTCGTCTGGACCTCCAGAATCTCGAAGCGGCCGAAGACTTGGCGCATCTCCGGTCGGTCGTTGATGGACAGGATGAAGCGGCCGGCTAAGCTGGCCAGCTGATCGGCCAGACGTTCGAAGTCGGCGGGTTGGAACAGCCGGCGGCCGTAATCCTGCTCTCCACCGGCATAAGGCGGATCAAGATAGAAGAGCGTGCCGGGCCTGTCGTATCTCGTCAGGAAGGCGTCGTAGGGCAGGCGCTCGATGACTACACCTGCGAGGCGTTCGTGGAGAGCTTCGAGCAGCGGAACCAGCTTGGTGATGTCGAAGGTGCCGGGGCGGCCGACAGACACGCCGAAGTTGCGGCCGTTGACCTTTCCGCCATAGGCCGTGCGCTGGAGGTAGAGGAAGCGAGCAGCCCGCTCCAGGTCGGTCAGGCTGTCCGGATCGAGCTTCACCAAGCGCTCGAACTCCGAGCGTGTCGTGATCTGCCAGCGGATCATATCGAGGAAGGCCTGGTAGTGGCGCTGCAGCACGCGAAACAGGCCCGAAACGTCTGCTGACAGGTCGTTTATGACCTCTGCCTGTGGCCGGCGTGTGCGGCGCAGGAAGATACCTCCGAGCCCGACGAAGGGCTCGGCGTAGGTCTGGCAAGGTAAAGCATCGATCAGCGGGACGAGCCGCTTTGCGAGGTTGCGTTTGCCGCCGATGTAGGGGGCAACGGGCATGCAAGGCGAGACGGGCTCGCCCGGTTGTAAAGGCATCGACTCCATAAAGGATTCTCACGAGACTGGTCCCGCCCCGATCGGGGTGGCGGGGCGGCCTGATGCGGCCGGTCAGATCGTGCGAGTCTCTGGCTCGCGGCTTAGGGCGTTGGCGCGCCCTGGCCCCCGCCGGCCGGTGCGGCTGAACAGGGGAACACGGGATGGAACAGGAGAAGCTGGCGGCCGAGGTGGAGCGGCTGCAGGCGCGTGTCGAATCGCTGGAGTACGCGCTGGTCGCTTTGCTGGAACAGGGGAGCGTAAGCGAAGAGTGGATCTCGGACTTTGTTAAGGCGAACAACTCGCCATACAGCCATCCGACCGAGATCAGCGGCGGCGGCGCGCAGCTGCTGTCGCGCATGCGCAACCTCAAGCGGGCAATCGCCGAAGCCACCGAGGATGAAGTGTCGTGACTGAAGAAGAGCTGCAGAGGCAAATGAAGCTGGAGCACTACAAAGCCCAGATTCAACTCCATTTGGAGGGCTGGAAAGCAGATAGAGAGCTTTACAACCTCAAATACAGCACTGACATCGCTTGGCGCCAGGATGCAGGCAACGTGATGCGGAGCGAAGCAATGACCTTCGCAGTTCTGGCGCTTCGAAGCCTCATGCTCTTCAACGGCGCTGCACTGGTGATTCTTTTGACACTGGTCGGCGCTATTTGGAGTGCGGATGCAGAGCAGGGACAGCAGCTGATTACTCAGTTGCATCCCGCGCTTAAATGGTTCGGCGCAGGCGTGTTTCTCGGCATGACCTCCGCTGGCGTCGCTTACCTTATCCAACAAGGCGCGATCGAGGGTGTCGAAGAACTGTACAACGCAAAACCTAAGAAGCCGGACCTGCCTGAAGCCGACCTGCCTGAAGCCGACCAGCCTGAAGCCGACCAGCCTGAAGCCGACCAGCCTGAAGCCGACCAGCCTATCAAAGACAAAAACATCGCAGATGCAGATAAAACAGATGGGCAGGGTATCAAAGATCAGATCGAGGCGCTCAATACGAAGGTGAAGTGCCGGAGGTACTTCGTGATTGTTATGGCTACTGGCAGTCTGGTCAGTTTCTTTTCTGGCGTGTACTGTGCCGCTCAGGCCTTCGGTTCGATAGCGAGTTAAGGCTCGCCACGGCTGCTTCGGCCGTCTGGGTCTGGGGTGACCAAGACGGGTCGATCCCTCAATGCAAACTCCTGGACGGCGCGCAAAGGTTGCCGCAAGACTGAGGCGATGCGACCGATGCTCGTCTTGATGGCGCTTATCTGGACCGTGCCCGCCTTGGCCGAAGAGGCCGCACTGGAAGTAGCGGCCGAGCCGACGATCGTCGAGGGTGAAGCTATCGCCTTGGACGGCGATACCGTTGTGCTCGAAGGGCGGCGGCTTCGGCTTTGGGGTATCGACGCGCCGGAGATGTCGGACCCACGAGGGCCGGTGGGCCGGGCGGCGCTGGACGCGCTGTTGCGCCGAGGGCCGCTGCGCTGTGTTTTGGTCGACAAGGTCGACTCGCAGCTGCCGGTGGCGCGTTGTAGCGTTCCAGGTCCGGCTGGGCCGGAGGACTTGGGCGAGCTGCAGCTGGCGGGTGGGCATGCCTTCGTGCATCGGCTCTACACGCTCGGAGACGACTGGGCCGGTCGCTACGACGCCGCAGAACGGCACGCGATAGAGGGCGGCGCAGGCTTTTGGAGCGCTGAACAGGATCAGGCCGATGAGAATGCGCTGACTGTCAGGTGGTGGCTCGAACAGTTTTTCGGCCTGCTTATCGGACTCCTCGCTGTCGGCGCAGCAGCATGGACAGCCAGAGCGATCTGGAGAAGTGCTCAACACACGGCAGACGCTCAGACACGTATCAACGAGAGGCGGGTCAAGCTGGATCTCTTCGAACGCCGACTGGTGATTTACGATACGGCGATGTCCATCACGCGGGGGTTCTTTCGATTGAGCACTCCGCATGCGACAGAACTGGTGGATCGGCTGGATGAATTCTTTCCACAAGTCCAATTCTTGTTCGCTGAGACTGGCGTGCGCACTCTTCTTGAGCAGATCCAGAAAAAGGCCCGCCTCTATCGGCTTTACTCCAACCACATAGTCGCCGATAGGAATGGCGCTCAACAGCATCCGAAATTCGAAGAGTGGGTCAGCACGTGTGACGAGATTGAGAGCTGGATGGTAGCCCAGCAAAAGGAGCTTACTGACATGCTCGGACCCGATCTCGACCTCCGCAATGACTGACCTCACGCCGCTCTCTCCTCTGGCTCTACAGCCTGCAGGCTCGCCTCCAGCTTAGCGCGGCGGGTGAGGAGGTCGGCCGCGCGGAAGGCGGCGGCGCCGCGCAGGTCGAGGGTCACGGTCTCCGCGATCCGGCTGCGGCGGCGTGCTCCAGGACGGCTGCCGCAGCCGCACGGCCGCTCCAGGGTCCAGGCCACGCGGACGGTCAGGCGGCCGGTGGCGGACAGCTCGGCCTCGATCGGCTGCAGGCGGTAGCCCAGCTTCGCCAGAGCCAGGTGCTTTGCGGTCAGATTCAGCGCCGCCAGGCAGTCGGCCAGGTCGGGCTCGCGCTGCCACTGGCAGCGGGCGATCGGCTTGCCGCTCATGCCGGCCAGACGGCAGGATCTGCCGGATCGATGGCCGCCAGCTCGGCCGGGGTCTGCGCGGCCTGGGCCGCCAGCTCCAGGGCGTGCTGGGCGCCCAGTACGGCGCCGGCCGCCGCGTTGAAGTCGGCCGCCTTCATCTGGACGCGCTGCACCATCGCGACCAGCGTGATGCCGCGCCGGGCGGCGATGGCCGAGAGCAGGATGCAGGGCGTCGCAGGGTCGGCCGCGTGGGCCAGCGCCTCGCGCGCCTGCTGGTGCCAGGTCTCGCGCTCCGCCAGCTCGTAGTCGGGCGTGAGCGCCAGCAGGCGGCGGGAGCCCTCGGCGCGGATCGCCTCGAGCAGCGCCTGCTGGGTCGGCGCCGGCGGCGCGAAGGGTGCGATGACAGACGGGCTGCCGTCCGGTTGCGGTGGAACGGCCGAGGCCAGGCCCGACCAGCCGTTGTCGTCGGCAACGCGGGTGTTGTCGGCGTCGAGGTAGCGATAGGCGGTCACAGTTCGCTCCCCGTGAAGATCAGCCGGCTCGTGATGGTGGCGTGCGCAAGGATCGCGCCGTCGCCGGGCGCGAGGCTGGCCGAGGTGGGGGCAACCTCCACCACCGCGCCCTCTCGCCCCGCCTCCAGGAAGGTCAGGCTCTGGACATTGAGCGTGCCGCCGCCGCGGCGAAGGTACAGGCCGCCCACGTTGGTCACGGTGAGTCCTGTCGGCGCGGCCCTGAGGGCCGGCGCGAAGGGGACGAAGATCCACGCGAGCGCGCTGGACCGTGCGTAGCCGGAGCCGAGCGGCATGCCCACGCCTTGCTCCGCCTGAGCGACGTAGGCATCGCGCCCGGCCGCCGCGATCTCCTGAGCGATCGGGCGGCGCTGGAACGGCCCGACCGCGCCGCCCTCGACCAGCTGGACGTTGCGGAAACGCAGGCCGACGCTGCCGCCCGGTGGATCGACCCAGTTCCAGGCGACGGCGATTTCGCGGGTCTGGATTGGCAGCGTGACGCTGTAACTGAAGGTCTGCCAGTCGTTCGAGAGGCCGGCGGCGGGGATAGTCTCGGCAAGCGGCGAGCTGCCGCTGGTCCAACCGCCCGTCTCGACAGCTTGCGCCCCTTCGTCTTCGCCGGTGCCGGTGGAGATCACCACGTTAAGGTCGTTCGGGAAGGCCCCGATCGTATCGACCTCGAACGACAGGGTGACAAGCCGGCCGGCCAGGTGTGCGCAGTTCGCCGTCTCGATGACCTGGCCGAAGCGCTGTAGGCCGGGCAGCGGCGTGGTGCTGTCGCTGCGGAGAAAGACGTGAGACTCGCCATTCGCATCGCCTTGCTGGACCCGGTAGTCGCCCTGCTGCCCGCCCTGCTGGAAGAAATAGAAGCGGTCGCAGGCGCCGTAGGAGGCGACGCCCGGCGTTGGGTCGTAGCCGACGTTGCGGCGCGCGACCCGCATGTCGCCGTTGTCGATCAGGTTCACGGTGGCGCCGGTCTGGATCTGCAGGCGTTCGCGCGCTTCGGCCGGAGTGGCGGCCAGGTCGAGACCGAGACCGCTGCGCCTCGTGATCTCGCGCCAGCCGCTGGCCTCGCGGCGCAGCCAGAGCCAGGAGCCTTCGGGGCCGAGCTGGGCGTCCCGGCCCTCGTGCAGCCAGATACCCTCGGCGATGCCGACCGGATCGTGCGCGACCGTGACGACGCGCGCCGGGTCGGCCGGCAGCAGCAGCAGCGTGCGGCCGAGCGGGTGCGTCTCGATGCCGATCCGGTCGAGGGTGTCCGCCGCCTGGCCGGCGAAGGTCGCGACCAGGTGCGCCGCGCGCGTGGGCTCGATCGCGCCGGCCGCGATCCCAAGGACGGTCGGCGCGGCGCCGCCCAGCAGCTCGCCGACGACGCCGAGCAGCTGGTCCTGCGCGAACTTCGCCTCGGCGTTGAGCCGCGCCGGATCGCTGAAAGTGCCGGCCGCTGGCAGCTCCGTCATTCGATCGCCGCCGCCGCGACGAAGAGCGCGTCCACCTCGGCCTTTGACAGGCCGAGACTCGGCGCGAGCGCGGCAATCAGCGGCGAGTGGCGCTCGAAGACGGTGAGATCCTCCCACCTAACACGCACCTCCTCGGCCGTCGCGGGATCGTTCACCAGCGCGACGACCTGGTCGAAGAGCCCTGCGTCGCGGAGGGCTTGCCGACCTTGATAGCGGCTGACGATCGCCGGCACTTCAGGCGGTGGTGGCTCATAGGCGGCGATCTCGACGCTTTCGCCAATGATGCGCGCATAGTGGCGGTTGGCCTGGTCGATCGGGACGTGAAGCGTCTTGCCGTCAATTTCGGCGACGATCAGCGTCCCCTCGGGGTCGGCATAGCGTGCTGTGATCGGCATGGTTACAACTCCGCGTCCAAAGTGAGCCGCGCTCTCAGCAGATAGTCGCCGGATTGTCCCGCCGAAAACGAGCTGCGGATCGTGCAAGCTTCTAGCGTCAGCTCATCGACCTGGACGGAGGTACTGAGCAGTATGGTCGAGGCGCTGATCCCCAACGCGGGCGTGGCTCGCATCGAGACTGCGAAAGCGATGCAGATGGTGGCAAACCCTGCCGGCGTGTTCGGGTTATGGCCGCGATCAACCAGATCGCGGTACTGCTGATAGTACCTCTGACAGAGCGTGACTTCTGTCGCGATGGGCCTCGGCTCGAAGGGTGTCGGGCTGTCACCGGGCTCCAGCTGGGGGAGGCTGAAGCTACCGCTTGAAAAGCGGACGGTCGCATTGCTTCCGCCTGTGAGCGTAAAGCTCTCTCCGTTGGCCCGTGCCACGCCATTGACGGTGCAGGTTGCGGAGCCGATCCAGCTGATGACGTAGGGTCCCGTGACGATGCTGGCGCCCTCGATCACCTGCTCGACGCCTCCGGCCGGCGCCGTGACGGTCCGGGTTCCCTCGCTGTCCACCCAGGAGAGCGACTGCCCCGACACGACGACCCGCCAGCGGTCGAGCGTGTAGGCGTTCGGCGACGCGGTTGCCGCCCCGCCCACGTAGCCGCGCTGATTGATCTGGCCGCGGGGGTTGATCAAGAGGTTGCGAAAGCCGCCGAGAGGACCTTGGTTGATCGCGGAGACCCGCCGCAGACCGGCGCCCGCCAGATCCAGCCCGCAGGCCGGCGCGCGCTGCAGCTCCACCCAGCGACCGGCGCGCTGTTCGAGCAGCAGCCATTTGGCCAGGCTGTCGAGCAGCAGGTCCTGGCCATCCAGCAAGTCGATACCCTCGGCCGCCGCGAGCGTATCGTGCTGGACCGTGACCGCCCGGCCGGGATCGGCGCCCGCGATCAGCAGCAAGCGGCCGGGCGGGTGCGTGTCCGTCCCGATCCGCTCCAGCGTGTCGGCCGCCGTCTGGCCTTCCGTGTCGACGAGGTGGAGGGCGGCGGCCGGGACGATGCGCCCGGCCGCGATGGTCAGGGTCGTGCGCGCGCTGCCGCCCGGCAGCTCGCGGACCACGGCGAGCAGATCGTCCTGGGCCGCTTTCGCCTGGGCGTTGGTGATCTGGCCGGTAAAGAAGGCGGCCTCGGGCAAGGTGGTCATGTGGCTGGTACTCCCAAAATCTCGGCGTCGATCGTGGCGGCCACGGGCTGACCGGCCGCGTCGCGGGCATCGACAAGCGGTCCCTCGATCGCGCGGTCGAGCAGACGCAGGCTGGCGGCGCCGCCGCCGTCGTCCTGCAAAGTGAGATTGACGTGGGTGATGCGCCGCCAGCTCTTCGCGGTCGGCAGGCGCGTCGGCGCTGGCGCGACAGCCACGTCGTTCAGCGCCTCTCTTTGGTCGGGCACGTCGAAGAGGAGCCGCAGGCGGCGGATCACGCCGCGCTGGGCATCGGCCGCCGTCGTGACGCGCAGATCGTAGCGCCGCGCTACGGCCGGCAGGCTGCCGGGCCAGGGCGCCAGCGGGCCGGGCGGCTCCAGGTAGGGCGCCGCGCCGTCCGGCAGGTAGGGCGCCAGGCCGTCCGGCAGATAGGCGCCGTCGCCGCCGGTGACGTACTCGACGCGCCAGGCGCCGGCCTCGATGTCGGAGTCCAGAGACAGCGCCGAAGGCACGGCGTCACGCGGCGGCGAGAAGCCGAAGGCGAAGGCCATCTCCCGCCAGGCGATCGGCAGATAGTCCGCCTGGGGTTCGGGCAGGTAAGGCGCGTCGTCGTTGACCAGATAGGCCGCGCCGTCGTCGGCCGCGCGCAGCTCGCCGTCGAGACGGGCGCCGTCCGTCAGGGTGCCTTCGGCCGCCAGATCGATCGGCCGTTCCAGCACCACATTTGCGACCAGCGGGTCGCCGAGATCGAGCTGCAGCATCGCCGCGCCGGCCGAGAGGTTTCCGGCCACGTCGACCGCCCGGACCAGGACCGTGCGCGGGCCGCTTCCCAGCTGATCGATGGGAATCCGACGTTCGGTCAAGATGCCGGCGTGGGCGGGCTCTCCCAACTCCCAGGTGCCGCGCCGCCCCGAAATCACGCGAACCAGGAAGCCCGCGAGGTCGAGCGGCGCCTCGTAGGGCCAGATCACATGGCTCGTCTCGCGCCAGAGCGAGGGGACGTCGGGCGGCAGGCTCGACTTGCCGACGACGCGGTGCTCGACGGATGCCGTCCAGTCCGAGGGCTGGCCGTTGCGGTTCAGGCCGCGGATCTGGAGTTCATAAACCGCGCTTTGACGGACGCCGTCGATATAGAGCGCGGGCGCCTCGGCCGCCGCGCGCAGATCCGAATCCCAGTCGCTGGCGCCGAGCAGGCGCGCGCGGGCCTGCCAGCTGGTCGCCTGGCCGCCGCGGCCGCCGGTCGCCACCAGGGTCACCAGGATGCGCGGCGAGAGCGACCCGTCCGAGCCGCGTAACAGGACCGTTTCATCGCTCACTATGGCCTGGATCGCCGGCTTCGGCGGCGGCCTCAGACCGACGAAGTCGGGCGGCAGAGTGATGCCGCTGCGGATCGGCGGGATCGCCGCGCCGTCGAGGACGTGCAGTTCGGGCGCGGCCGGGACGCACTCGATCGTCGCGGTCAGGTCCTCGGCCATCCAGCGGTTCTTGACGACGGCGTCGACGGTCTCGAGACCGGCTTCGCCGAAGAAGGCCAGGTCGCCTTCCTCCGGTGCCGGCTGGCCGGGCGGGATGGGCGCGGTGAAGAGCAACGTCCGCGTAACGCCCGGCACGGCCGACAGCTCGATTACCAGCTCGGTTGCGTCGGCCTTGCGGACCTTCAGGCCGTAGGTCACGCCGATCTCCACCTCGACCTCCACGTCCAGGACCAGGCCGTCGACCTGGTCGCCACCGGTCACGGGCGTGGTCAAGAGCCTCCGGACACGGCCGCTGCCCAGACCCACGAGGATGACCGGGTGCGCGATGCCGACCCGGTCGCCCCGGTTGACCAGGCGGTTTTCCCAGTCGGTCTGGAAGGTGAAGGTCTCGCTGCGCAGGACCAATTCGGCCAGTTGGCGGCGCACGTCCTTGTAGACGAAGCGCGCGTCGGTCACGCCGTCGAAGGGCTGCTCGACGATCACCCGCGCGGTGGTCTCGTCGCGGCCCTCGGCGTAGACGACGATCTCGTCCTGCTGCCAGCCGGCCTCGGGATTGAGAAAGAGCGCGCGGACCGCGTCGGGTTGCTCGGGAAAGCGCTTCACGTACCTGAAGCCCCAGGAGTTGTCCGGACCGAAGAGCTGGCGCCGTACCGGCTGCGGCAAGTCGCGCAGGACGGTGTAGCGGCCGTCGACCCGGTCGAGATCCGCGCGGGCGGCGTTGGCGATGCGCCGCAGGCACTGCTCCAGCGTGCCGAAGCTCTCGATCGTCAGATCGACGCAGCGCCCCTCGGCCTCGTCGTCGAGCGCCCAGGCGCGCAGGCCCTCCAGGTCGATCTCCTCGACACGGGCGCGCTGCTGGCTACCGCGCCCCCGCAGCGCCTCGATGAAGGACCAGGCGGCGGTGCGGGTCGGTCGCCACTCCCAATCGGTCCCGTCCCAGACCGGCCGGATCGAAGTCGCGACGCAGCTCAGCTGGTCGAGGAGGCCCTGCAGCTGCTCGGTGCCTTCCACTCGCAGCGCGATCAACGCGAAGCCGCGGTCGCGGACGGCGGGCCGGGTCTCGTCGACCACCCGCAAGGCCGCCAGGAACGATACGTCGCGCTGGCGATCGTTGGTCGCGTCGGGCGTCAGGCGGCGCAGGCGGATCTCGTAGAGGCCGCGGCCTTCGGCCGGTTGCCACCCGACCGTCTCCCACACGCCATTTGTGCTGTTGCCGCTGACCACGATCGGGGGCGGCGAGACAGCGCCGGCCGCGACGGTCACCCGCGTACCGTCCCACACGGGCGCGAAGTGGCCAGCGGCTTTCTGGGGTGGTGGGCGCACGTCGGTCAGCACGGCGGAGTCGGAGACGGTCACGGCGCTGGAGCCGGCAAGCGTCCAACTGGTCGTGCGAGTCAGCGAAAAGATCTGCAGGCCGTCGGGGAAGGTCTGACTGCCGTCGCCTTCGGCGATCTTGAGCGCGCCGGTGCGGACATCGATGGCGCCGCGCCAGACCTTGGTGCGGCGCGAAACCTCGAGGCTGTACTCGATCTCGCCGCCCGACTCGCCCGGCGCGCGCCGTCGGCGCACCTCTGCGACGTTCGTCAAGGGCGCGCTGCTTTGCGCAGCGACGGCCTGAGACTGCGCGAGCGGGCGCCAGGGGCCGCCGAGCTGGCGGTACTCCAGATCGAACTCGACGGTCAGCGCGCTACGGCTGCCGTCGTCGTTGAAGAAGGCGAGCTGCGGCAGCTGGATGTCGATCGACAGTCGGGTGCCGGCTTGCGGCATGGTGCGGGTCACCCAGCCGCCCGCGGCCGTGACCTCGACCTGCAGGCCGGCCTGGGCGACATCGAAGGGGTAGAGGCTCGGCGGCGGCTCGTCGGGATAGCCGGCGCAGATCTCGACCTGCACGTCGTCGAGGTCGGCCAGAGGCGTGTTGCCGAGCCGAAGATCCTCGATGCGCAGCGGGCCGTAGCCGACCTCGAAGAGCCCATAGAAGACGCGCCGGCCGCGCTCCGTCGTCGTGTAGTACTCCGCGGCCAGCGGCGGAAAGACCTTCATGCGCCCGACGATCCAGGGCTTGGCGCCGTAGCGCGCGCGGGCGTTGCTGATGCCCGTGATGGTCGGGACCAGCGGATCGGTGCCGGTGCGCCCGACCGGGCCGGCCAGCTGCGGGCCGCGCGGCGTCGGCGCCGGGACCAGGGCGTTGACCGCCAGCATGCCGACAGCACCCACCACCGTCGTGACCAGGCTGCCGACCGTCAGGGTACCGACGATCGTCGTGCTGGCCAGCGTCGGGCCAAGCAGGGCCGGCGCCGCGAAGGAGGCGGCGATCACCGCCAGCGTGAGGACGATGCGCAAGGGCGTCTTGCCGCCGCCCCCGCCGCCGCGCGGCAGCAGCGCGACCTCGACCCGCAGGCCGGGCTTGGGCCGCACGGTCCGCCAGAGGTTCACGCGCCGGCCGGCGACCTCGCTCCAGCGCGGGATCACCTCGGGCGGCGCGCGCCACTCGGGGTCGGCCAGGATCACGCGGGCCTGGTTCCAGAGCCGCTCGGGCAAGCCGGCGCGGCGCAGCAGCTCCTCCAGGGTGTCGCCGGGCGCGACGGGGGCGTCGAAGGCCTCGACGTTGAAGGGCCAGGTCGCGACCCGCAGCTGCAGTGGCGCTCCGGTCGGGGACACTTCGGTCGGGGGCGCCTCGATGGGGACAAGTCCGGTCATGCCGCCACCCTGGCCGAGCTGGCGAGATCCGGATGACGGTAGAGGCCGACGAGGCGGCGGGACCAGAGGCGCTCCGCCAGGCGCTCCGGCAGGCAGCGGGTGGCGCGCTCGAGATGCAGCATCCAGCCGGACGCGATGACGACGCCGACGTGGGACGCGCAGCCGCCGTGGCGCAGCAGCGCGATGTCGCCGGGCGCCTCCTGGCCCAGCGGGATCTCGGCGAAGTCCAGCGCCGCGTTCATGAAGGCCGTGGCATTGCGCGCCAGCTCGTGGGGGTCGGACCCGTCGGGCTCGGGCGGCAAGGTCAGCCCGAAGCGTTCGCGCGCCACCAGAGAGACGAGTCCGTAACAGTGGGTGCCGGCGCGGCCGCGATCGACCTCGGCGAAGGGGATACCGATATAGCTGTCGGCCCAAGCCGGCAGGGCGCGGGGATCGCTCTGGAGCCTCACGAGAAAAGCCCCGGATTGCTGGCCGGCGTGAAGGCGTCGGCGGGGAAGCGGCTGTTGAGGATGTCCTCGCTGACCAGCTCCCCCTGCCAAAGGGTCGAATTGGCAGGGCGCTCGACCTGGACCCACTGGTAGCGGAAGGGTCCCAGCTCGACGACATCGGGCGTTGCTACCAGCACCACCTCGACCAGCACGTCGATGCGTCCCGAGGCCTGGCGCACATAGGGCACCAGGTCGTTCTGCGGATCGTCTATCCGCACCTGCGCCCTCGGCGGCTCGTCCTCGGCCGAGGACTCGAGGACGATCTCGAACGGCAGCGCGATATAGGTCTCGCCGCGTGACTCGAGGTTTTCGGTATGGCCGCAGATCCGTATCGGCGCCGGCACGCCGGCATGGCTGAGGGTGGCCAGCACGATCTCTTCCTCGGCCGTCTCCTCGGCCGTCATGGCCTGGGTCAAGCGGTCGGAGATCTCGGTCACGACACGGCCTCCAGGGTCAGCTGCAGAAGATGAACGGACCCCTGGCGCGTGGTCCTCGGCTCGCGATCGGTGCGGATCTGGAAGCGCAGCGCGGCGCCGTCGTCCGGGTCGATCCAGTCGAAGGCCAGGGCGCCGTAGGCCAGCGTGTCTTCGAAGAAGGCGCGCCAGATCGCCAGCTGGTCCTGCGCCGGGTCGGGGTGCGCCTTGAGGTCCAGCGTGATCTCGAAGACCCGCGGCTCGTAGCGCGAGCGGCGGCGGCGCTTGCTGCGGCCCGAGTCCATCTGGCTGCGGAGCACCTGATCCGGCCACCTGACGCGGTAGCCCTTGAGGGGGGACTCGGGCAGGCCGGCCGGCCAGACGGGCGTCGCCATCACAAGCCTCCCCGGGGCCTGCGCGCCACCCCGTAGTTGCGCTCCATCGGGCCGTCGAGGGCGCCGCTATCGATCGCCTCGCGCATCTCGCCCCGGATGACGAGCTTCAGCTCGCGGGTCCCGTCGCCGCGCGTCCGTTGTTCCTGCTGGATCGGCGCGGCCTCGGCGCCCCGGCGGTCCTCGATGATGACGACGGTCCCGCCGCCCTCCGGAGCAGCGCCAGCCGAGCCTCCGCGCCCCAGGTTGCGGCGGTGGCGCGGGTCGGCCTCGGTCAGCACTTCTTCGCCGATCCGCGCGACGATCGGCATTTCGTCGCTGACCAGGCCGCCGCGATGGTAGCGCCGCGCGCCAATGAAAAGAGCCGGGTCGACGGCCTTGCGCGGCGCCAGGGTCTCGCCGACCAAGCCGCCTTCATGGAAGAGCGCCATGGAGGTGCCGCCGCCACCACCGCCCGACCCACCGCCGCCGAAGAGCCCCCCGAAGAAGCCGCCGAGGGACTGCTCAAAAAAGCCGGCCAGCGGGCCGGTGATGGTCGACCTGATCGCCGCGCGCTGGAATTCCCTGCGGATCGCGTCGACAAAATCGGAGACAGACTCGACGCCGTCGACCAGCGCGTCCTCGATCGCGCGCATGGAGCCGGTCATGGCGCTGGCCGCGTTGGCGCCGGCATCGCTCGCCGCCTCTTCGTAATCCTGGAGCGCGCGCACCACGCCGTCGCGCCAGTGACGCGAGTCGCGCAGGTTCTGGTCCAGCGCGTCGGCCAGGCGGCGCTGAAAGACCTCCTCCACCTGGCCGACATAGCCCTCGTAGCCTTCGGCCGTCTCGTCAAGGTTCGCCAGCTGCTCGTCGCGCCAGGCTTCGGCGGCCGCGCGGGACTGCTCCAACTGCGGTTGCAGCGCCGCGTGGGCCTGGCCGATGGCCTTGACCGCCTCGACGTGACGCTCGCGCGCCTCCTGACGGCTCTCCGCGATCTCCACCTGTTCGAGCGCGAAGCGGTAGGACTCCAGCAGCTCCGTGGCGGTCCCGGTGGCGACGCCCGCGTCCTGCAGCGCCAGGGCGGCCGTCATGACCTGGCCCTCGATCTCGCTCAAGCTCCCGGTCGTGACCTCGGCCTCCAGCCGCAGGTCGGCGATCCGCTCGCGCAGCGCCTCGACGGCCCGCGCGGCCTGGTCGGCGCGCTGCTGCGTCTGCTGGGCGACTTCCGGGTCGACCGACTCCGCGAAGGCAGCGGCGTCTTCCTGGAGCGACGCCAGTGTGGCCTGCATCTCCTCAAGGCTCTGGGTACCGTCCAGAACCTGCCGAACCTGCTCCAGCACCTGATCAGCGAAGCGCGTGAAGGCAGGGGACGTTCCGTCCAGCTCTACCGTCAGGGTCGCGAGAGCTTCGCCCAACTGCTCCACGCCCTCGACACCCGCCCCAGCGTCGAAAGACTCTAGGGCGCCGAGTAGGCGGCGGGCCTGTTCGTCCTCCAATTCGCCTCCGGGAAAGATTGGGCCTTGCGCTTGCCCCCCATCTAGTCGACCAGCGCGAAGCGCCAGAGTGGACGCCAGCTCGTCTCCCGCCGCCTGAATGGCCCGGGTTTGCTCCTCGATCCCGTCTCTGATTTGCGCCATTTCGACAACGAAGTCGGCTTCAATCAACAGACGCTGTGCTTGGGCCGCTTCGGCATAGGCACGGGCAAGGTCCCGAACCTTCTCGGCTTGGTCGCCGACCAACTCCTCTGCTCGGTCGAGCGCGTCCGCCAACGCATCGGTGGCGTCGGCCGCTCTGTCAGATGCGCTCTCAATGTCCAGCAGCATCGGCGCAAGAGCGCCGCCGACCGCGACCACCGCGCCGATCACCGCGCCCCAGACCCCGAAGCCGCCGAGCAGCTGCGGCAGCTGCTGCGACATGGCGCGCATGGCGGAGGTGCCGCCGCCGATCTGGACGGCCATGTCGCCCAGCTGAAAGGCCGCATTCTGCGCCGCGAAGCCCATGTTGCGCGAACCGGTCGTGGTCGTCGCCAGTCGGCGCGAGGCGTCCCGCGCCGCGGCGTCGCTGCGCTGGAGCGCTTGGCGCTGGGCGGCCAGGCCCTGGGCCGACTGGCGCGCCTCGTCGCCCAGGCGGTCGCTTGCGAGGGCCGCCTGGTTGAGACCGGTCTGCGCCTGGGTTCCGGACTGCCCGAGGCGGTTCACCGCCGCCGCGCCGCCGTCCAGCGTCGTGACCAGGCCGCTCGCGTCGGCCGTCAGGCGGATGCCGGTCTGGATCGTCATCCGGTCAGGCCCTTCTTTCCCGGCGCCGCTCCAGCAGTGCTTCCAGGGCCGCGGCTTCCAAAGTGCGCAGCTGCGCGAAGCGTTGCCGCGTCGGTTCGATCCCGGCCAGGCGCGCGGCCGTCTCGGCGCCGCCGTAGTCCAAACCCAGCGGGACGGCCGTCTCGCCGGCATAGCGCCACTGCGACGCGCAAGCCCGGAACCACCGGAAGGCTTCCCAATGATCGGCCCAGATCTCGACCGGCTCGGCCGGCGGCGGTGCCGGCGCGGATCTGCGCGCCGCGATCGCCTCGGGCGGTGCGCCCAGGGCGCGCAGCTGCTCCAGGATCTCGGGGTCCGCGGCCGGGCGGCGCGGCCGGGGCGTCTCGACGCCCACCCAGGCGCGCGCCGCCGTGGTCAGTTTTTTGCCGGCCCGCCACGCTCCGCCTCCAGATAGGCCTTGGTCAGGGCGAGTCGCACGCAGGTGATGTCGATCAACGCATCGCGGGTCCCGTCGCCGACCGGCAGGTCCTCGTGACTGCTGTCCTTGACGCCGCGCCAGTCGCGCAGCACCCGCCGCAGCAGCGGCTTGTCCACCTGCAGCGCGCCATGCGCCTTCACCAACGCCTGATAGGCGTTGTCGCCGATCAGCGCGAAGCGCGCCTCGAAGTCCTGCTGCTCGACGCCGCCGCCGTCGAGCGGCACGGAGACCGTGACCGGCCACCAGACCAGGCGCTCGGCGATCAGAATGAACTCGGGCAAGGCTGCCTCCTTTCCTCACTTGCTCGCCGCCAGTCGGCGGCAATGAAACGACCCCGTTACGAGACGGTGATCAGGATCTCGTCGTCGCCGGCCTGCCGGTTGAAGCGCAGGTTGGCCGACAGCATCACGGTGCCCTGGCTGTCGCTGTAGCTGGGCTGGTGCAGCTGCACGGCCGGCGCGTCGATCTGCACGCGACTGCCTGGCGTCGTGCCATGCACCGCTTGCAGCGCGACCAGTGTCTCGCCGTCGATCGTCGCCCAATAGTCCTGGGTCGCCGGGTCCGGTGCCTGGATCGCCAGCTGACCCGTGGGGCCGCGATCCGTAATCTGGATCTCGCGCGAGTTGGCGCGGTCGCGCAGGATGACGGTGTTGTTGGCCGAAAAGCTCAGGGACTCCATGACGGCCGGAAAGCCGCCCAGCGTGAACTGGGTGTTGGCTTCCGACATCTCGACGGCCGGCACGAAGGCCGACCAGTCGGCGTTGGTCGGCAGCGGCGCTGCGGTGATCGTCTCGAACAGCCCGGTCAGGGAGAAGGTGAAGACCGGCAGCTGCCGCTCCGTCAGCGTCAGGCCCCAGGTGCCGCGCGCGCCCGTCATGCGATGCAGCGCGCCGGCCCGGTAGATGTAGGCCGTGACCGACTCCTCCTCGGCCGAGACCGGCGCGTACTCGACGCGCTCCTGGCCCACGGTGGTGACGATCGTCTCGGCCAGGCCGCAGGCGCGCAGGATCGGGCCGTAGGCCGGCGCGGCGATGCTGGCGCCCGAGGTCCCGCTGCCGCTCAGCTCGATCTGGCCGGAGAGCACGACGTTTTTTCCCGCGAGCAAAACCGGGTCGAAACCTGCGGCCGGGCGCGAGCGGTCGCGCGGGATCTCGTCGGCGTTGTAGGGCTGCAGCGTCGGCGAGAGGATCTCGATGGCGTTGGCGATCGCGGTCGGGGTCGGGTCCACGCCGTAGGCGCTTTCCGGCGCCGCCAGCACGACGAGGGCGCGGCTCTTGAAGCTCATGACCGCTCCTTTCTCTTAGTCGTCGCCTTAGGCGGATCTTTCGGTACCGGCGCAGCTGCCGCGCGCTTCGCTGCCGGCGCCGGCCGGGTGTGCTGCACCCGCTCGGACTTACCGTCCGCGCCGACGCGGTAGCTGCCTCCCAGTCTCACGGTCTGTTTCATGGGTCTTGTCTCCTCAGCTCGCTGTGCGCTGATAAGCGCTGCGGTAAACCTCTTCCCACCAGACCAGCCTGTCGCGGAGTGCAACCGTGCGGCCGCTGACCAGGTCCAGGGGGTCCAGCCGCACGTCGGGCTGCCAGGCGACCAGGCGGTCGCGCAGCGCGCGCAGCAGCTGCTCGACCTCGGCGCCATCGGCGACGCTGTAGCGGCCGCCCTCCACCTCGAAGGCGATCACGACCCGCAGCAGCTGCTCGACCCGCTGGCGGTGCCGGCCGGAGACGACCGGCGAGGGCTGGGCGCGGTCCCCGCCCGGCAGCAGGAAGACCGCCGGCAGTTCGTGCCCTTGCGGCCGCCACTTGGGGTCGGCCAAGGCGATGCCGCTGAAGACCTTGCCGAGCGTGCCGGCCGCGACCAGCGGCTGCAGCTGCTGCTCGACGGTCGAGAGCGCGAGCGTCATGGCGCACCTCCCTGCAGACCCCGCAGCAGGTGATCGTCGAGGATCTCGACGATCTCAGCTTCGTCGTCGGGGCCGAGGCCCAGGTACGGCCGCGCAGGGATCGCGGCGGGGCCTGGCGCCATGCCGGGCAGTCCGCCGAACTGGTGGATCGCGGCATAGACAACGTTCGTCCCCACCTCGACGAAGTCGGCCCCCAGGTCGTAGGTTTGGCTATCGCGCAACCGGCCGCTGCCTGGCCCGATCAGCGTCTGCCCGCCTTCCCGCAAAACGCGCTGACTGGGAATCCAGGGCGTCCCGTCCGGAGCGCGGCCCTCTTCGAAGCGCAGCAGGGTCTCCGCGACCAAATAGCTGCCGATCTCATCGAAAGGCGCCGTCAGATCCTCGGCGGCCTCGACGGCGCCGGCCAGCGCGCGGCGCAGGGCCAGGTCCTCGATGTCGATGCGAAAGGAGACCCCGGCCACGTCAGAAGCTCCTCAATGTTTCACGGGAAAAGATCCGCTCGGGCCCTTCGACCCGCACGTCGCCGGGCTCCGCGCCCGGCGCGGACTCGCCCGAGGCCAGCGGCAGCTCGGCCTTGCCCGAGCCCAGGGCCTCCAGCGTCTTGCGCGCGTCGGCGTTGCCCTGGACGACGCGCTCGTGGGCGCCATCCTTGGCGAGTTCGTAGCGGGCAATCTTGGCGGCCAGCTCGACCAGCAGGCGGGGCGTCTCCGTCAGGGGCAGCTCGTAGCGGCGAGCAATGTAGGAGTCGATCAGCGCGTCGGCGCTCTCCAGCGCCCGCTGCACTACGGCCACGTCGATCACGCCGCCGCCGTCCCGGTCGCTCCAGTCGATCAGCTCGCGCTCGCCGTAAAGGTCGATCAGGTCTTGCTGGGTCGCGTAGGTCACGGCCGCGTCACTCCAGCACGAGCCGCTCGGCCCAGTGCTCGGCCTCGGACAGGCGCGCCAGGCACTGCTGCAGATGCAGCCGGTCGAGAGAGTCGCCGGGTTCGGCAAGTGCGGAGAGTTGAGCGCGCAGATCGGCGAAGGCGCCTTGGACGCGCTCCAGCTCCGCTACCTCTTGGACGGTCAGAGCGACCAGCTCGTCGGGGCGCGGCTGGCTCATGGCGCCATCCCCAGGGCCCGCTTGTAGGGCGTCGAAGGCCTTCAGTCGGTCTGCGGCGACGCCGCCGGTGTCGGTCATGGGACAAGCCTCTCTTGTGGCGCGGGCGGCGGCCGTTGGGGCGACCGCCGCCCCCGGACTGCCTCCCGCCCCGGAAACGCGATCCGGCGCGGGAGGACTTTCGTAGCGGCCTCGGAGCCCCGGCCGTCGCGCCGGCCGGAGCCCGTCACTGGCCTCCGGTATTAGGTATTCTCGGTCTTGGCCGGCTTCGGCTCGGCAGCCTTGGTCGCCTTCGCGGCGGCGGGCTTTGCCGGCTTGGCCTTCTTCTCGTCGCCGGCCGCGGGAACGGTCTGCGAGGACGTGCCGTCGCCACCTTCGCCGCTCTCGTCTTTGCCGCTCGTCTCGGCCGGGGCCGGCAGCTCGGTGACGATCAGCTGCGGCTCGGCCAGAACGGCCTCGATCTGCTCGGGCGTGAGGTTCTCCACGACCGTGCCCTTGGCCGGCCAGGCCCGCCCGGCGCGGCGGAAGCCGTCGCGCCGGGCCTTGATCTCGAAACGCCGCCTTGTGGGCTGAGTCTCTGTCATGTGCGGGGCCTCCGTCATGACCGCAGCCAGGGCACGACCAGCAGCTCGGCCGTGTTGCGGTAGATGTTGGTCGCACCGGCCGCGTTGCGCTCGGCGTTGAGCAGCTCCAGCGCCGCCCCCTCCAGCGAGGGCGGCACGACGAGGAGGTTCGGCATGACGCCGAGCGGCCGGCCGTGGTCGCCGGGCATCGCCATGAGGCTTTCGCGCGCGAGCTTGTACGTGACGGCGCTGAGCGGCTGGCGCGACCCCCAGGCGAACTGCCAGAAGCCGAAGCCGACGTTGCTGCGGCCGTCGACGCCGTAGAGGTACTCCTTGCGCTCGAAGACCTTGTCGTCGTCGGGGCGGTCCTTGCTGACGAAGTTCCAGGCGCGGCGCTGCTGATAGATGATCGGCCGCAGCGCGCGGCTGCCGTCGATCAGGTACCAGGGCGTGCCGGCGCCGCCGTCCGTGTTGGCGACGGAGACGGTCGCGCCGCTTTCGTCCAGGACGGGGTGGTCCGTGTCGAAGAAGGGCTGGCCGTCGTAGCACAGCTCGGTGAAACCGTTCTGCAGCAGCTCGAAGACCAGCTGCTCCCTATGGGCGGCCGTGCTGCGCCCCATCTCCTCGAACATGGGCATGTAGACGCCGAGGTTGTCGTCCTCGATGTCGTCGCGGTCGACGCCGATCGTCAGCTCCCAGGAGCGGTTGCGGATGGTGTAGGCGTGCTGCAGCATGTTCTGCACGACCCGGTCGCCCACCCACTCCCGCACGTTGGGGATCTTGCCGAGCCAGCCGTACTCCTCTTTGCCAGTGGTAGAGGTTACGGTTGTGGCCACTCGGTCTGACTGGGCCTCGGCCTGCCCGAGACCGTTCTGGAAGCTGGTCTTGAAGCCGACCCCCAGGTTCGTGAGATTCGTACGGTTGATGATCACGGTTCCGGTTCCTCAGGCGGTTTAGCGGAAGTCGACCCAGACGCCTTGGGCGTCCACAGCCCAGACGCGGCCGGCCCGGCTGCGGGTGTTGGTGCCGTTCGTGATGGCGACGGTCTGGTCGTCGACGATGAAGCAGTCCTCGCCGATGTCGGCGTTGCCGATCTCGTCGGCGCCGGCCGAGTTGGCGAAGCGGAACACGCCGCGCCGCACCTTCGCGGTGACGGCGCCGGCCGACCCGCCGCCGTTGTCGACCGCGGCCTCGACCCGCCCCAGGCCTTTCAGCGTGGTGGCGGTGGCGCCGGGCGTGACGTTGCCGGCCGCGTCCAGGGCGGCCAGGGCGCCTGCATGGAGCACGACGCCCGCGGCGGCTGGCAGCTCCAGCGTGCTGGGCTCCAGAATCTCGGGCGTCAGGCGGTCTTGCGTCAGGGCGGCCATCAGGCGGTCTCCTTCACTTCGGCGTCCAGCGTCTCCTTGAACGCTTCGGGCTTGAGGCCGAGCTGGCTGCAAAGCGCCAGCTGCGCCTCGTCGAGCGCGGCGCCCTTGGTGCGCGCCGGCTGGCCGGTCGTCTCGGCGCCCGGCTTGACGATGACCGGCTGCAAGGCCAGGAAGGCCTCGAAGCCCTTCGGATCGGACTTCGCGTAGTCCAGCGCCCATTCGCGGCTGGCGGGAACGATCCGGCCCTCGCGCAGCGCGCTGTCGACCCGCGCCGCCGTCTCCGTGTCCTCCAGCTTCTCCAGCCGGCTTGCGAGAGCGGCGTACTGTTCCATCGGCACCGACTTGCCGGTCTCCTTCAGCCGCGCGGTGACGGCCGTCGCGATGGCCTCCGGTTCGGCCTCGGCCTCCAGCTGAACCAGCGGCGCGAGGCTCGCCAGCGCGGCGGTGCCGGCGTCGCCGCCCTTCGCCGCCGTCTTGAGCGCGGCGGCCTGGTCCTCGGCCGCCTTGACGATGGCGGCCGGCCCGGCGTCCGCCTGCAGGCCGAGCGCGCTGCAGAGCGCCTTCAGGTCTTCTTCGGTCATGGTGGTCTCCAGGTCGTGGGGAGGGTCGGCCTCGCGCCGCGCCAGGGCGCGGACCTCCAGGGCCGGGTCGTTGGTCAGGGCCGCGCGCAGGATCAGCTTCACCTCGCGGCTCGTCTTATCGAAGACGAAGGTCGGACTGAGGTAGCGGTACTCGCGGCTCTCGATGTGCTGGCGCGCCCGCTCGGTCCACTCGACGCGCGCATAGATGCCGTCCGGGCGCGCCTCCAGGGCCTTGATCCAGCCGGCAGCCGGCGCCGGCTGTCCGTTCTTGGCCGCGTGGTCCGTCTGGTGCTCGTAGTCGAAAGGCAGGTCGCGGCCTTCGGCCAGGCTCGCCTCGACCACCTTCGCCGGATCGCTCAGCTTCCAGCTGCGACCGTCGCGGGCCAGCAGTGCGCCGTCGGCGTCGGCCGAGGGCATGAGCTGCACCCACTCCGGCGCCGCACCGCCCGGCAGGGGCAGCGCGCAAAGCGCAAGGAGGCTGGTCTGGCCCGTCGTCACATCCTGTCCCTCTTGGGCGGCTGGTAGCTGTCGTCGCTGGGCTGGACCGCCCGTTCGATGTCGGGGATAGTGACGCGAAGCGGCGCAGGCCGCCCTTCCCACCGCAGTGGGAAGGGATCGCCGCGCGGACCCCGAAAATCGGCGAAATTGGACCCGCGACCGGCCGAATCGGCCTTCGGGGGCGATCGGGCGGGCGGGCCGCGCGATCAGAATCGATTCTACGGGGGTGTTACCGCGATTGTAACAGGGAGTCCTGTGCTTCCCGGCCGAAGACGGCCCGGACCCAGCCAGCGGCCGTCAGCGGGCAACTGAGAGCCTTTTTTACATTTGGTGGGATAGTAGGGGAGAGCGGGAGCTGCCGTTGCAAGGCGGCGGCCGGACGCTTACATCTTGATCAGCAGCTGAAGGCGGGGCCGTTCCCCAAGCGCTTTCAGCCATGCGACGGCCGGCGGACGGCGCGGCCAGTCACTCTCCCGAAAACACCATGTTACGACTGCGAGTCCTGCCGGTAGACCGGCAGTCCCCAGCGCAGCTGGTTCATGGCGCGCGGGTTGCCGCGAAAGAAGGTCAGCCCGCTCCAGGACCCGTTGTCGGCGTCGGCGATCAGGCCGATCGTCCGGGCGCGGTCGAATTGCAGCAGCTTGACGTAGCGCCGCCGAACCGCGACCTGGCCCGTTTGGTCATTGATGACGAAGCCGGCCCAAATCTCCTGCGGGTCTTCGACCAGCTCCGGGACCAGCGCAAAGAATCGCTCCCGGCCGTCCGGCCGCGCCGCCACATGATCGGCCAGGGCGGGCCCGACGCGAACCTGCCCGCCGGCCGGATCGGCGAAGACCACCTCGTCGTCTCCGATCGCGCGGCGCAGCAGGTTGCGCATCCGCTGGCCCTCGGAGTCCTGGGCGACCGGGCCGAGCGCGGCGCGCGGCCGCACCGGCTCCAGCGTGCCGCCCGCCCGCGCCACCTGGCTGGGCGCGATCAACCGTTCCCAGCGGCCCTCGTGCCCGGCCAGCGCGACGCGCTGCTGGCCGTAGCCTTGGGCGGCGATGCCCGCGTTGTGACCCCAGCCGGGATCGATGCCTTCCGGCACCTGAACCTCGGCCGGCCCGTCCGGCGTGTTGAGGGTCACCGACCGCAGCCGCACCTCCGGGCCCGGTTCCGTGACGCGCCAGCCGCGCCCCCGCAGGTCGCGCTCCGAAAGCTGCACGACGCTGCACAAGCAATACCAGCCGTTGGGCGGGAAGTGGGTCTGCCAGAAAGGATGGTCGAAGCGCAGAATCATCGCGTGCCAGCGCTCATGCGACAAACGCTTGCTCTCGCGCTGGACCTGAACATAGCGCAGATAGGGCCGGCGTGTGGCCGTGCGCAGGATCTGCCGCCAACGCCCGGCCGCGTGGGCGCTGCGCATGTTGGACTGGAAGATCGTGCGCGCCCGCCAGGCGCGGCCGCCGCGGTAGCTCCAGCCGTGGCGCGCGACGATATCGTCGAAATCGCGCTGGAAATCGCGAAAGGTCGTGCCTTGTTCCATCGCCTTCAGGAGCGCGCCCTGGAAGTCGGCAAGCAGCGCGTCCTGCGTCGCGCCGGCCACGACGAAGGCCTGGGCGTGCTGCCCACCCCAGAGATCCGTCCAGGCGCGCGTCGGCAGCCGCAGCTTGCGCCGCAGGAAGTCGATCGCCTCGCGGAAGACGACCGGCTCGGCCCGCGGGGCGCTATCGGCGAGGCCGGCCATTCAGCTCTCGGGCTCGTCGCTCGCCGCGCCGTCCATCCCCTGCAGCTCGGCCAGGACCAGCGCCTCGCGCGCCAGTTCGACCAGGCGCGGGTCGGCGGCCTCGGCCGACAGCTCCAGCAGCGCGGCCTGGGCCTCCTCGAAGGTCGTCGCCGCTGCGATCCGCGCGCGCAGAGTCTCGACCAGCCGCTCGACCGGTTCGCTCGCGGCCTCGAACCCGGTTTCTGCGGCCGGGTCCAGCTGGACCTCTTCGTCCTCCTCGCGCCGCGCCTGTGCCGTCCGGGTCTGGGCCGTCCGCGTCTGCTCGATCGGCGGCAGGCCGTCTAAGCCTGCCGGCCCAGAGTCTGACGGCGCCGGCGCCGTCAGCTGGTCCTCTTCGTCCTCGGCTTCGGGCAGCGCGAAGGCCTGCATCATCCCCTTGCGCGAGATCCGGGCGCCCATCGGGACCAGGGCCTTGGCGCCGGCCAGCAGCATGCGCAGATCGCGCTCCTCTTCGCGGCCGATTTTGAGACGGGGATAGACCTTTTGCGGCCCGTAATTGAGATCGATGAAGGGCCGGACCAGGTCGCGGTTGAGGGTGGCCGAAAGCTGCCGGGCGTCCGCGCCCTCGATGTCGCCGCGGACCTCGTTGTGCACATTGGCAGCCGCGAAGGAACCGCCCTCGACCTGGGTCGTGAGGTTCTGGCCCAGCACGCCCTTGCTGACTTGCGTGTCTGCCCAGTTGCCGAACTTCTCATAGAGGTCGTTGGCCGTGGCGCCCTTGCCGACCGCCTCCACGAAGTCGATCATCATCCCCTCGGGAATGATCGCGCCGACATCCGCGCCGATGTTCCGGACCGCGCGGAGCAGGACGGCCTTTTCCTCTGCCGTCGCGCCGGCATGATATTTGCCGACGCGCAGCGGCATCCCGTAGACCTCCATGAAGGCCAGCCAGTCCTTCACGGTGTAGCTCTTGAAGAGGTACATCCAGGCCGCCAGGCGCGCCAGGCCGCCGCGGATCGGCAGGCCGGACTTCGCCTTGCTGCAATGGAACACGTACTTGAAGGGCGTCAACGGCCGGTCGCCGGTCGTCTCGCGCAGCAGCGGCGTCCGCCCGTCCGTCCGGTCGAAGCGAAACCAGCGCGGGTCGCGCCACTCCAGCCCCTTCGGCCGCCACTGCCGTTCCGACGTGTCCCACAGGATCTCGGTCAGCGAGAAGCCCTTGCCCGTCGCGTCCAGGATGTCGATCAGCTCGTCGCGCAGTTCCTCGCGCTCCAGCCAGTCCTCCAGCTCCTCGGCCTGGCGCAGCTGCTCCGCCTCCTCGCCGGCCGGCACGACGGTGATCGGCAGCTGGCTGACCTGGCGCTTGCGCACGCCCAGGACCGAGGCGTAGTGCAGGTCCTTCTCTTCCATCGCCTCGGCCAGATCCAGATAGCGCTCCGGCTCGCCCTCCTCGGCCTCGCGCAGGATCTGCGCCAGCTTGCGCGGCGTCAGCCCGATCTCGGGGTGATCCCCCAGCACCTGGCGCACGCCCGTGGTGGTCGGCGCGGCTTCCTCGCGCGTCAGGGCGCCCCGCTGGATCGGCCGGTTCCACTGGTCGTAGAGAGTCACCTTGCGTGCCATGGTCAGTAAGCTCCCATCGTCAGTAGGCTCCGCGGCCGGTGAAGCGGCGGCCGCTGTCCTCGTCCTCGTCCGGCAGCTCGGCCAGGCGCCGGCTGTGAAGCGGCGCGCCGGGCTCGTAGCCGTAGCTGTAGCCGGCGTTGCTCGCCGCGTTGATCGCCAGGAAGCCGGCCCAGGCATAGTCGGCGTGGCCGGTGGAATCCGACTCCGCCACGAAACGCGGCGCGCCGGTCGGCCCCAGCACCCGCTTGAGCTTGTGCAGATCCGCCCGCAGCGCCATGTCGCCGGCCGGGATGCGGATGCGCCGGTCCTCGAAGGCTTGCTTGCCGGCCGTCGCCAGAACCAGCTTGTTGCCGGGCGTGAACATCACGCCCTCAACCCGAGAGTCTCCATAGCGCGCCTTGGCGTCCTCGACAGGCTTCTCGCCCATGCCCGTCTGGTCCATGCAGATCCGCGCGACCCGGTAGCGCGCGACCAGCTCGTCCAGGACCGCGTCCTGCTCCGCGAAGCTGGCCCGTCTCAGCACCCGGACCTCGCGGGTCCAGAGAACGTCGCCCACCTCCTCGATCACCCAGGCGACCCAAAGGTCGTTGCGCGCGGCGATGTCGTTGCCGATGTAGCAGGCGCCGCCTGCGTAACGTTCCGGCTCGCCGGCCTCGTCCTCCTCGGTCGCGGTGATCAGGTCGTACGGCAGCCAGGCGCTGGCCTCGTCGAGCCACTGGCACTCGAACTCTTGCTGCCATAGCTCTTCGTCGCCCAGGCCGCGGCGCAATTCTTCCACATCGCGCGGCAGGCCTTCGGCGGCGGCGCGGTGGATATCGACCACATGGCGCGACCAGTCGGAGTCCTCGGCCGTCATCAGCTCGTAGAACTTGTTGGCCTTGCCTTTGGGTGTGGAAGTGATGCGCACCTTCCAGCCGGCCGAGACCACGGGGAAGAGCGCCCCCCAGATCTCCCGGCTGTCCCGATGGATCGCGAACTCGTCCAGATAGACGTTGGCCGACTCGCCGCGCGCCGTGTCGGGATTGGCCGGCAGCGCGATGACCCAAACGTCGTCGCTCATCTTGATTTCGAGCCGCTTGTAGACCGTGTGCTCGTCGACCCGGAAATCGCTTTCCAACTCTTCGAAGGCCTGGCCCAGCGCCTTCAGGTGCCCCTTCAGCTGGCGCAGGTTCGAGGCGGACTGGCGCTCGCCGCGAGACAACATCACCCAGGGTGCGCGACGGCCTTCGAGGTAGGCGTCCACCATGTCCTCGGCGATCTCGAAGGTGGTGCAGAAGGTCTTGCCGACCTGGCGCGACCACATCCCGATCTTGAAGCGCGACAGGTCGTTCAACCATTCGCGCTGATAGTCGTACCAGCGATAGCGCAGCGCGCCGCCGTTCACCGGATCAGCCCCATCTCGGCGCGGATCTGGTCCAGCGCCTCCCGGCCCAGCTGCACCCCAGCCTTGGCCGCGCCAGCCTCGGCCGCGACGATGGCCTTGCGCACCACCTCCTCGACGATCTCGGCGCGCGCGTGGTCGCGCAGCTGGATCTCCAGCCCGGCCGAGTCCTTCAGGGCCGCGCCCAGGTCGCGGGTCAAGCGGCCGAGCGCGGCCAATGCTTTCGGGTCCTCGGCCGCAGCGCCGTCTTCGAGCCTCTGGTCGATGTAGCCGTAGGCCAGCTCCTGGACGAGGCTCGCCAGATAGCGGATGCGCTTGTCGTCGGCCAGCCCTTTGAGATCGTCACCGAAGCGCTGCGCCAGCTCCTGCGACTGCCGCAGCCGCGCACCCAGGCGTTCGTGCCGTTGCATGTAGCGATGGGCCGACGAGCGCGAAACCCGCTCGTCGGAGCCCTGCTCCTCCAGCAGCTCGTTGACCAGCTCGGCGAACTCGTCGACCGAGCGCGTCTCCTTGAGGTAGGCGCCGATCTGCTCGCGAAGCTCGGACGGCAGCTTGTCGATCGTGCTGCGCTTGGGCATAGACTGGCCCTACGCCTGGCTGGGCAGCGCGACGCCCGTGACCTGGATCTCGCCGCGGCCGACGCGCGCGCCCTGGGGTGTCACCCTGACCTCCAGAACGCCCTTCGCCAGCTCCTCGATCGTGACCAGGTCGAGGGCGCGCAGCTGCTCCAGGTCGGCGCGCACCACGTCCCGCTCGACCCGGTGGCCGAGATCCTCCAGCGCGCGGTTGATGACGGCGTCGGGCAGGGTGCGGTTTGTCACCTCCAGGAGACAGCGCAGGATCGAGAGACGCCGCGTCGCGTTCAGATGTTCCCGCCAGCTCATGGTGCCGGCCCTCCCCGTGTCAGAAGGTAGGAGTTCAGGCGCTGCATGGTCTCGGAGTGCTGCTTGTAGAGATCCCGGATACCCGCGAACTCGCCCCGCAGCCCCTGCAGGTCGGCGTGCACGTCGCCAAGCCGCGTGGTCAGCTTGTCGACCGCGCCGCCCGACGGCATGGCGGCCAGCTTACCCTCCAGGCGCACGACATCGGTCTTCAACATGGCGATCTCCGACTGCAGCGACGCGCGCTCCTTGTCGTCGTCCCGCGCGGCCGCGCGCCAAAGCGCGACGACCGACAACAGGAGAGACACCCCGATGCCGGCCCAGGCGGCGACGGACCCCCACTCCATTACGCGCGCCTCTCTCGATCACTCGTCACACAGCACCTCGTAGGCGATCAGGTTGTCTTCCCACGCGCTGACCTCCTCGGCCGTCATGACCGCCAGGGCCGCGGCCGGCAGCCCGTGCGGCACGAAGACCTGGCAGAAGCCCGGCTCACCCCCCGGATCAGCCATCCCGGGTCCAGCGCTCGCGCAGCCGCTGGCGGAGAGCAGGATCGCGGCGAGCGCGGCGAACGTCCTCAAGCGCATCACGGCTGGCCTCCAGTCCGGCGGCGATCGCCTGCGCCTCGCCCGCCTCGATCAGCCGGCGCTCCCGCAGAAGAGACAGGAGCCCCTCGGCGACCGAGAGGACCAGGCGCAGGAGCGAAAGCCAGGTCACTCCGCGCCGGGGTCACGCCGCGTCGGGCAGCGCCTCGTTCGGCACGGCCCAGACGCCGACCGCGGTCAGCACGGGAATCAGCGTGTTGACGATCTGCTCCGCTTCCCAGGAGACCGAGAAGCCGAGGAACTGGTCGAGCGCGATCAGCAGGGCGCCGATCAGGGCGACGATCAGCTTGCGGTAGGGCGCGAGGTTCAGGCTCATGACTGGGGCTCCTTCTGTTGAAACAGGATGGCGCGGCGGTGGATGTCGAAGGCGCGCCTGGACCAGCCGCGCATGAACTTCCAGGCGTGGGGGAGGCTGGCGTAGCGCTTCGTGCGTCGCGCCATGAAGTCGGTCAGCAGGTCGGCGGGCGGCCGTCGCCGGACGGCAGCTAGGGTCAGCGGCCCGATGATGCCGTCGGGCGTGGCGCCCGCGTCGCGCTGCAGCGCCTTGGCCGCGAAGCCGACGCCCTGGTTGACCCCGCAATCGAAAACCGCGAGGTCGAGGCCGGCCGGCAGCTCGCTGCAACGCAGCCGGTCCCAATAGTCGCGCCGGTAGATCGCCGCCGCGTCGGCGTAGGTCAGGCCCCGGATATCGACGTCGGGATGCGCCCTTTGGCTGATTCCGTACTTGGTCAGCCCACCCGGATCGTCCGGATCTTCGGTGATCGCGTCACCGCCCTCGTGGAGGATGATGATCGCGACGGCATAGTCGAACGTCATGGCGGACATCGGCGCGGCTCCCCGACCCGCTCTCGGGTCGGCTCTGTGAGGGTGAGCCGAAGGGTAGGGCCAGGAGCCTTGCGCCGCCCTTCCCACCGCAGTGGGAAGGGGCGCCCCTCTCGGGGCCGCGCGCGCCGCGGCCGGAGTGTGACGCGCGCCTTTCGGCGCCGTCAACGCCCCGCTACGGGCAGGTTACAGACTCGGGAAGAGGGGCAGCGTTTCGTCGCGCCGGCCGTTCTTCAGCCGGCGCACCGTCTCGGCGTGGCAGCCGACCAGCCGGGCGATTTCCTGGACCTTGAGGCCGGTGGTCAGCAAATAGACGATCAGGGCGCGCTGCGTGGCAGCACCCATCGGGATCTCGATCGTCTCGTCGGCAACGAAGAGACCGGCGATCTTCCGCGCCGCCTCTATGCCGACCGTCTCGACCAGCAGAGAGCCGGCCTTCGGCCGCCGCGCGACATGCACCAACGTGCCGCCGAGCCGGCGCCGCAGCGCCAGCGCGGCCTTCAGCCCCGCCACCTCCGCGATCTGCGCCAGCAGCTCCGGCAGGATCTCGCGGTAATCGACGCAGTCGGATCTGCGCGCCGCCTGGGTCACGAGCGCCGCCACCAGGCCGCCCAGCGGCGCAGCGTCAGGGCAATCACATGGCCGGCAGGCGCTTTGCACGACGCCTGCCGGCCGGCCGCGGCATAGGCTTGCCGCGGTTGCGCCGGAGAGCAATAGGACTCCCCGGCTGTGTCGCGCGCCGGGCTTGCCCCGGACCGCGCCTGCGCGGTCTGCACCGCGTAGCCCAGCAGCTGGCCGGTGACGCGCTTGACGATCGAGCGCCGCGCGCGGGCCCGGCCGGCCGGAGTCAGATACTCGGGATGCGCCTCGAAGGTGGCGCGCACCGCCCCGTCGACGATCCGCCAGAGCTGCCGGTAAGCGGCCGTCTGGCCCTCCGGTGGCCGGCAGCGGCGCGGCCGCCGTTTCACGGGGAACGCGCGCGGCATCATCCGACCCCCAGATCCGGAAAGTCGGGCGGCAGCGCCTTCACCGGCCCCTTGACCGGCTGGTCGATGCGCGCGATCAGCGATCGCTGCAGCTCCGCGTCGATCGGCGCGCCATACCGACCTTCATAGTCGGCCGCCGAGGTGATCGTGCGCGGCTGACGCCAGACGATCAGCTCGCCCTCAAACGTTCCCGCCTCGAAGGCGGCCGGATGCTCATGGCGCCAGAAACAGCCCATCACGGCGGCGGGCGGCTCTTCGATCCAGCGCGCCTTGCCGTCTTCGAACCAGGCGCCCTTGGCGCGCGACTGCACGAAGGCGAAACCGTCTCTGGCCGCGAAGAAATCGGGGTCCACCGGCTTACCGTCAACGCGGACCTCCACCAGCCGGTACGGCCGCTCGAACCGCAGGCTGCAGGGCAACACCAGCCGGCAGACGGGGTCGTAATCCAGGATCTTTCGAGCGTGTTTCGTACGCAGGCTGGTATAGAGCTGCAGCTTCTCCTTCGGCCGTGCGTGCCGGCTGCGGCCCGCCCGCGGCGCGCGAAGCGTGTAGCTCTTCAGACCCCAGCGGATCGGTTCGCCAAAGAAGCGTTTGAAGCCGTAGGCGACCATCAGCCTTGGTCCCCCCGCTGCGCCCGTGCCTTGCGCACCGCCGCGCCCAGCGCCTCGATCGCACGCTCCAGCTCGTCGAGCCGCGCCGTCGCGAAGCTGCCGAGATCGGTCCCGGCCAGCTGACCGACGAAACGCCGCAGGTCTCCGAAAGTCGGCCCGGCATCTTGATGCAGCTTGAGCCAGAGCGCCGCCGCCAGCCGAACCTTGAGGCCATGCGCCGAGGTGCCTGGCTCCGGCGTCATGCGAGGCACCTTGCCGGCCGGGTCGAAGCCGGCGCGCGCGCACCAGGCGCGCAAGGCCTCGATCACCTGGTTGGCCTGCTGCGGCTTGAGCCAGGCCAGACTCGCGACGCCCGTTTGCCGCTTGGCGAAGCTGTCCAGGGCCGACTCTCTCGGGTCGGCGACCTCGCCCAGGTGATAGAGCGCCAGCCAAAGGGCGCGGGCCTTCGCGGCCTGCGGTCCCGCCGCCAGCGCGCGCGGTCCGGCCCGCTTGGGGCCGCGCCGCTTCCCCCCTTCGGTCGAGGGCGCCTCCGGCCGAGGCACGCCCAGCGCCGGGTAGGTCCGGCGCAGGTGGTCGGCGATCTGCCGCAGCTGCGCGACGCTGCAGGTCCGCAAAGACCGTCGCCCCGTGACCAGTTCGAAGATGTCGCGCTGCGTCTCCTCGTCTCGCACGCCCGCCGATCGCAGCCAAGCCCAAATGAACTTGTTGAGCCGCTTCCAGGCGTCCGTCCGCTCGACGGTCTTCGCGTCGGCCGCACTCATGCCGCCAGCTCCCGCGCGTCCGGGAAAGCTAGGTGCTGGCGGCCGTCCAGAAGATTCCCCGCCGCCTTCTTGCCGATGCGGACCATCTCGATTGGATTGCAGCAGCAGTCCCCCTCTGGGCCGCGCGGGAAGCACTGCGGCCAGTGCGCCGGCTTGTGACGAAATGCCGTCTCCAGGGACAGATCCCCGACAAAGCCGTTGCTGCAGATGACCTTGAAGGCATCGCACTCTGGGCCGAATCGCTCCGGCAGCTCCTCGGCCGTTGCGGGACGGAACGCGCCCCACTGCTTGAACAGGTAGGGGATATCGTTGGCGGCGCACCAATCGCGCGCGGCCCGGTGCCACTCGGGATGCGACGGCCGCGCGTGAGGGCCACTCTCGCCGCCCGAAACCAGCCAGTAGATGAACTCGTAGCCGGACCAGTCCACCGGCCCCAGCGCCGGCTCGTAGCTCACCCAGGTGCGCCACCCCCCGGCCGCGATGTGAGCGATGTCCTCTAGGCGCTGATTTGCGCGCGCCTGGTCTTCGACGGAGACGCCGACCAGAACGTTGCGAAGGGGCAGCCGCCGGACCAGCTTGCCACCGACGCGCCGGAAGCGGCTGCGGCACAGACCGATGTGACCATGCGCAAGGTTGCGGCCGACAGTCTGCGTCTCTCTGGCCAGCCGCGACGGCAGGTCGGGGTCCGCGTAGTATCGGGCGGCACGCTCGGAGCGCTTGGTTAGCACCTGGTAGATGTGCCAAGGGGCTAGCGCCATGACGGCGTGGACGCGATCGATCACCGCGACCGGAACCTTCTCATAGAAGAGATCGCCGTGCGCTACGGTGAAGATCATCCGCGGCCGACTCCACCGCAGCGGCTGCTCCATCCACTCCTCGTTGACGCGGATCTCGCCGTTCCAGACCGGCCCAGCCTTGGACGGCTGAGTGAGACCCGCACGGCTGGGATGATTGCGCAGGCGCCCGCCCGCCAGCTTCATGGCGTAGCACTTGGCACAGCCCGGCGAGACACACCAGCAGCCGGTCACCGGATTCCAGGTCGCGTCGGTCCACTCGATCAACGATCGGTCGCCCATCAGCTGGCCCTCGCTTCCAGGCGCTCGGCCGCGTAATTGGGCTGCAGACCACCCAGAGCGGGCGGCAAGGTCACGATCAGCGCGCCCTCTTCGACCCGGTGCTGAACGATGCGCGCACTCAGGCGGGGCGCCCTTCGAATCCCCAAGCGCTCGGCGCTGACCTGAACCGTGATGGAGCGGCTCTTATTGTGGGCGCGGTGGAGCGTGTATCCTGCGTCCGCCCGGGCCACCCGCAGCAGCCCGGCATGACTGTCACGCCCAAGGAATAGAGCGACCCGCTGATCGGCGCGCCAGCCCAGTTCCTGCTGCAGGCCTTGGCCCAGCGCGAGGTGCACTCGGGGCGCCCCGCCTTGCTTGCTCTGGTACACCCCCAGGCTCACACCGTTGAGACGCCGCTCGGGCAGTTCGCTGGAATAGTCGACAGCTTCCCACATCGTCAGATCTCCGAGACCGCCTTGTGCACCGGCTTGGCCGGAAGGCTCTGCGGCTGCAGGCCGAGCCGCGCGTAGCCGGTCGAGACGCCCCGCGCCAGCGCGACGATCGTCGCGGCCAGATAGACCTCCACGAAGTCCGACCGGATCTCGCCGTAGACCGAGAGCGATTCGGCGTGCGCCTGTCCGATCACTGCCTTGGCCGCTTTGCTCATGTCCTGCAGCTGTTCGTCCTGCATCGTCCTCTCTCCTTTCACCCGTCGATGTCCCGGCGCCAGCCCGGCGCCGCTGCTTCTTCCGCGTCCGCCTCGTCCGCCAGTCGCCGCAGCTCCGGCAGCTTCCGCTCCGCCTGCAGCCGCGCCACCTCCGCCTGCCACTCCCGCCGCCGCCGCCGCCCGCGCACCCGCTCCAGACAGCTCTGCGTCAAGGCCAGGGCGTCGTCGGGCGTCAGCGCGGCCATCGGTCACTCCTCCCACTCGAAGAGCCCGACCTCGTCGCCCCAGGCATCCCAGCCCGGCGCCGCCTGGCGGGCGCAGATTTCGAGGTACGGCCCCTCGAACAGGGCCTCGCAGACCGCGTAGATTTGATCGGGCTTGCGGCTGTGACCGCGCGTCGCGGCGGCGATGGCGTTGCGAACGTTCCGGGCCTTCAGCGGCGGGTTCCCGCGCGTCGCCACCAGGAAGGGCTCGGCCGCAGTGCGCAGCCGGTAGCCGGGGCCGAAGGCGGCCTTGCCATGCTTGGTTTGTTTGAACCAGCTGCCGCCAGTCGAGTAGGCGAAGCCCCAAGCCTCAATCACCTCCAGCGCGTCCGGCAGCATCGGGAAGGTTGCCCAGAAGACTGCGCCGCAGTCCGGCGCGGTTAGCCAGTCGATCCCGAGGTGTTCCTTCCAAACGGTGGCCAGCTCCTCGGTGGTCCAGCAGTCGTAGTGCGCTTGCGGCGCCTTCTCTTCGCCTTCCTCGGAGCGCAGCGCGAATTGCCACGGCAGGTCCAGCAGCAGGCAGCCGTAGCCGCCAGGCACCCGCGGGGGCGGCGGCGCCAGCGGCCGCTTTCGGCGCGGTACCGGCGCGGCCGGCAGCGGCTGCCCGAAGAGATCGACGGCGGGCGCGAGGGTCATCGTCTCAGCCGTCCCGCGCGATCAGGTCGACCGCCGTCACAGGCACGCGCACCGTCTTGCGGCGCGGGTTGGAGGTGGTGCGATAGGCGTCGATGTGGTCTTCGTACCTGACCGAGACCTCGCGGCGGCGCGGATGGATCTTCTTGACGAGGCCCTCGGCCACCATGCCGTCGCCCAGCCGGACCTCCACGCGGTCGAACAGCTCGACCACATATTCGCTCGCCGGATCGTCTCCGTACCAAAGCTGCGCCATCTCTCAGCCCTCCGCGGCGGCCAGCCGCTTCGCGAAGTAGGCTTTGGCGTCACCGACCGTGGCGTGCAGTCCCACCAGGAAGTCGTGAAATACCTCGGCGTCCGTGACGCCCTCGGCGGCTTGGTCGCTGCGCTCGACCTCGACAGCGCTGGGGCCACCGATTTCCTCCAGCATCTCGGAGAGTTGAACGGCGTCCGACAGGATCTCCGCCATCCACCAGGCGTCGCGCGCCCGCAGGGTCACGGTCTCCTGGTTCTCGGCTGCCATGCGGAAGTCGATAAGTGCTTGCGGGGTCATGATGTCCTCCCTCAGCTGGCGGATAGGTCGATGGGGATCGGCTGCCAGGGCGCGTCCGGCCGCTCGCGGCTGTAGAATCGGACGTAGCGCTTGGTGCCGATCACGCGGATAGCGTCGCGGATCGCGGCCTGCGCTTGCTCCCACCGCAGATCGTCGATTTCGAGACGCAGCAGCCGCAGCACGGCTTCCCGGTTCACCGAACCTTCCTTGTCGGTCTGGAAGGCGTCGGCGATGATCGCCCGCAGCTCCGGCCGGGCATCTGCCGACCACTCGCCGACGCACTCGTCGAAGAGGCTCTTTGCGACCTGTAGCGACGGGCCGAAGACCAGCCGGTCGGCGACCGCGAACTGAACCTTGAGCAGCCCGTCGTAGCTGGTCAGCGTGACGTTTCCCTTGCCTTCGGCGCCGCGCTTGCTCGCGCCGTACTGGTCGGCCAGGGCCAGCAGGAAGGTCTGCAAATCCAGCTGCGTGTGGTGGTAGAAGCGGTCGATCTGATTGGCCAGCTCGACGGCGTAGGCCATGATGATCCGCACCGTCTGGTCTTCCAGCGCCTCGGCGCCCTTGACCTGTTGCTCCGGCACCAGCCGCCCCTTGGCGTCCTGGACGTAGCCTTCCGGCGCCGCGACCCTGGGGGTCGGCAGGCTGTACCTCGGCGCCGGCGTCGTCTCGTGATCGGTCACTTTCTCAGCTCCTCTTGAGGATGGTCACAAGCCAGCGCCACTGTTGGCGCAGCAGGCGGGGACAGATTCGCCGACGTCTCATGCCGCACCGTCCGGCGATGGCCGATCCGTCCGCAAGCCCACGGCCCGCAGGTACCGCCGTCCGTCGCCCCGGCTGCGCCAGGCGTCCAGGTCGATCACCTCGGCGCCCGTCTCAGGCCGGCGCAGCGGCAGCTGCTCCAGCGCCGCAATGGCCGGGGCCAGCTCGGCGAGGCGCTGGATCTCCTCGGCCCACTCGCCCAGGCCCATGCGGTCCTGGGCGATGGCCAGGCGCAGCGCCGTGACGTGCTTGCAGAGTTCGATCCCCGGCAACGCCGTGCCCGGCGCCAGGAAGACGGCCCCCTGCAGCGCGAGGGTTCGGTCCTTGATGTCGGACAGCCAGTCGAGAAACGGCCAGGGCTGGTCGATGCGCTTCTCTTCGCGCAGCTGCGCGGAGACCTGCTGCAGGCCTGCCATGAACTCCCCGCTCAGCATGGCGCGCCTCCTGCCTGCTGCAGCGCCAGCCGCTCGGCCGCGATCTGCGTCGCCCTGACCCGGTCTCCCGAGCGCCAGGCGAGCCAACCGACGACCGCCAGCTGCGCCGACTTCTCCGACACCGCTTCCGGCACGCCCGGCAGCAGCAGCGTCTCGCCGTCAAGGGCGCGACGCGCCCCGGCTTCGATCCCGGCGTAGAAGGTCTCCGGTTTGCCGGCGCCCAGCGCCATCGCACCCTCCGGGACCGCCGGCCCGAACTCGATCTCGCCGCTTCGCCAGCACCAGGCCCGCAGAAGGCCCTGGTCGCAGACCAGCTCCGACAGGTCCGTCGTCTCGTCGATCCTCTTCACCGCTTTCATGGCTGTCTCCTGAGGTTGTGACTGCAGGTTTGGCAGGCCCGATAGAGCTGGACGTTCATCGGCGACGACCCCAGGTCGCCCAGACGCCGCCCCTGGTGTTCGAGGCAACGGTCGCGGCGCAGCTCACCGAGCACCGGACAGTCGACCGCTGCGTCGAGTAAGCGGCCACGGACGCGCTGTTCGATCTGCCGAGCATCACGGTCGTAGGCGTTGCGCATCAGCATGGAGACGGTCGCGCGGCTGATGCCGCAGGTCTCGCCGGCCTGGCGGTGACCGCCCAGCTCGTCGCAGGCCCGTGCCAGGGCCAGCACCCAATCGGGGGCCTCGCCGTTCCACGCCTCTTGGCAGCTTTCGAGATGGCGGCTCATGATGCCGAGCCTCCGGTCAGCGGGTGAGATTCGCCCGTGTTAGGATCGTAGAGATCGTCGCGCTTCTGGCTGATCCGCGGCGGCAGCGGCCCGCTGTTCTTGATGAGCCTGTAGCGCTTGGCGCCGGGACTGCTGGGCGCAGTCCCCGGCTCGCGAAACCGCAGCTCCGCCAGGTAGCCGGCCGCCTTCAGACCGCGTAGGTAGCGCCGCAGGTTGCTCTCGGGATCGCGCCCGCCGCCGCCCGTCAGCTCGATCAGATCGCCCAGGGTGAACTTGTCCAGCGAGCGCATCGCGCGCCAAGCCTTGTCCCGCAGCGTCGGCTGGGCATTGGCATTGCGCCGACCCGTGTGAGCCGAGCGCGGCCCCGAAGCGATGGCTTCGCCATTGCGGCGCGCTAGCATCCCGGCCTCGGTGACGAGATAGCAGCCGGGGCGCTGTCGCTTGGCGAGACCGCGCTCGTGCAGGACGACGAGGGCTTTCGAGACCTCCTTGCGCGGCATGGTCAGCTCCTCGGCCAGATCCGGGACCGTGACGCACCGGCCCTGGTCCGGCAGCGCCCGCAGCACCCGCGTGGACCGTGTCAGCCGCTCCGTCATCACGCGGCCTTCCGGCTGAGGCGTTGGTGGTCCTGGCACAGCGGCCGATCGGCGACCATGGCGGCCGTCACCGCCTTGCCCCGGTGGCGCAATCCGACCCGTTCGGCGGTCTTCAGCGCCTTGACCACCTCGCGGATATGGCCTTCCGACTCCTGCCAGATTCGGGCGACAACCTCCGGCTGGAGCGGCACCTCGCACAGCTCCTCGGCGCACAGCTTCACGTCCTCTTCCGTAGCCGGGCCGAACTCCGCGCGGGCGTGGATGCGAGTCCAGATCTGCCGCTCCCGCTTCAGACGCCCGACCACATGCTCGCGCCCGATCAGGATGACCGGGATCTCGCAGGCGTCGGAGAGATCGCGAATCGTCTCGATCACCGTGAGATCGCGCAACGCATGCTCCACCTCGTCGACCACGATCGGCCGGGGATGCGGCGCCAGGATCGCGACCGCTTGTCCGAATAGCTTTTCCGAGGAACGCGCCGGCTTGGCCTCGCCCAGCTGCCGGACGATGTCGGTCAGGAGCCAGTTCGGCGTCGAGGCCGCATGCACCCGGACGTGCGCTGCATCCTGCGTCGTCGCGAACCAGACGCCGCAGCGGCTCTTCCCATAGCCTGCGTCGCCGGTTGCCAGCACCAGGCTGGCCTCAGGCGCCCCGCGATCGTCCAGTGACTGGACGGCGCCCAGGAACCGCCGCACGTTGGCCGTCTTGACGAAACGATTGCGCATCCGCGTCTCCTTTTCCTCTGGCCCCGTCTCGGGCCGCCTGTGTGAACCGGCAGCGCCGGCCCTCTCAGCCCGCCGCGCGGGCTTCGTCGTCGAGGTCGAGCAGCAGCCGCATCGCTGGCCGCTTGAGCAGCTCTTCGGCGTAGCTGCGGTCTTCCGCTGTCACTTGATCCGGGTGCGCCAATACCCAGCGCAGAAAGTCCTCGTCGGTTGCGAAGAAGGGGCGGCCGTCGAGGCTGTGAAGCTCGGCCGAGGCAGGCTTGCCGCCGCGCTCCAGCTCCTCGAAGAGCGCGTCGGCCGCGGCCTTCTCTTCGTCCGTGAGATCGGGTGCCGTGCCCTGTCTCGGGCCGGCCGCCGCTGCCTCGGCAGCGGCGTTCAAGGCTTCAGTGCGGTAACCGGTACCGCGACCCTCAAGCGCCACGATGTTGCCGTGCTCTTTCTCCGCCAGCGCCAGGATCTCTTGGGCGATATCGTCGACTTGAGCAGCCTTCTCGGCCGCGCGGAGCCTGGCGCGTCCCTCGCGCAGATGTTGCCGCTGCACCGCCTTGGTTGCGGCGGCCAGCGCCGCGCGATCGACGCCCGTCAGCTCCGGTGCTTCAGCAATGCAAAGGAAGGTCTCGTCGGGATCGAACACCCACACCCGGCCCGCGTCGGCATCGTCCATGCGCAACCGCACTCGCCGCCCGATCCAGGCCCCCAGCTCAGGCGCGATGTAGAAGCGGCCCTCGACGGAGATCCCCTTCTTTTGGACGATGCGCCAGCCGTCGTTGCTTGGCAGCTCGGACAGCAAGATCGCCAACGCCTCGGCGTTCTCGACGCGTCGCCGCGGCGCGCGGCAGGAGGCCGCTTGCTGCGTCGGCGACTTCTTGTTCAGCCCGCCGTGCGGGTCGTGGGCGTAGAGATGGCTACACCAGCGATCCAAGAAGCCCTGGAACTCGGCCGGCGTCAGCTCGGGCGCCTCGGCCGGCGTGTTCTCTTCGCGGGGCGTGCCGCGCCCGTCCATCAAGCGCCTGGCGAAGGATACGCGGTTGCGGATCGCCTCCCGCTCCGCCACGTCGTGGCCGACGTAGCCCGGCAGCAGCTCCACCAGGTCGCGGGACATCGTACCCAGGCCCCGCTCGATGAATGGCTTGAGGTCTGGCCGGAAGGGCTGACAGAGATCGTGATCCACCTGCAGCGCGGCCAGGGCCGCGCCGACCGCCCGAGACGCGTAGTCCGCCCCATTGTCGGTTTTCACGATCTCGGGGACGCCCCATTCCAGGATCGCGCGCCGCAGCAGGGCAAGCACCGCCGCCGCCGTCGAGGTCCGCGCCACCTGGAAGAGCATGCGCCGGGAATAGACATCGATCACCCCGAGGACCGCGTGGCGCCGCCCGTCCGCCAGCACCACGTCGGTCGGGGTGGAGTCGAGTTCCCAAAGCTGGTTGACCCGGCTGATACCCGCCGAGGCGGCGCCCATCGCCGATCCGAGGCGGCTACGATGGCCGTCCGGGTCGCTGACATGGGCGTGCAGCTGGATTTCGGCCTCGCGCCAGCTCTGCAGCCAGCGCTGCACCGTGCGATAAGGCGGCGTTTCGCCGTTGTAACGGGCGCGCAACGCCCGCATGACGTGCTTGGAGCTGGCGTGCGGATTCGCCGACAGCAGCCCTTCGATCAGGCGCACCATCTCGGGGTCGCGGTCGATCCGCCCGGCGCCCTTGCGGTGCCGCCCGCGTCTGTCCGCCAGCCCGGCCGCGCCGGCCGCCTTCGCCTTCGCGCTCCAGCGCTCCAGGCTCTTTGCCGAGATCGTCGGCAGCGCGGCGCGCACCCAGTCCGGCGCGCTCAACTGACCCACGCCATAGGCCGCCACGAAGGCCGGCCGCCCGGCCCGCGCCGACAGACCGGCCTCCCGGCAAAGCCGCGCGCAGCGCTGCACCGCCCAGGCCTGCGCCTCGGCCTTGCCCCGCTGCCCGCCGCCCGTCTCCGCCGCCTCCGCCAGCAGCTCGGCCTCTCCCGGCGCCGCCTGCGCCCGCAGCGCCAGCGCCACCCGCGCCGCTTCCGGCAAGCTGGCGACGTGATACTCGTGAGTGGTGCCGCCGTTCCCCACTGTCTCGCGCTTGGTCCAGCCGTCACGCTCTGCGCGTTCAGCGACTTTTCTTCGTGTCCCCGGCAGTCCCGGCAGAGTGGCCGCCGCCAGTTCGGATGCGGACCACCAGGCCTTCATGGCCTGGACTCCGCTGTGGTGGTAGGCTGGTGGCCTTTGCAATCACTCGTGCCGGAGACTCTTGAGTGGACGCCACCGATCTCGAAACCGCCGACCTCGCGCTGAGGACGGGGAACCGGCTGGTCGATCTCGTCGTCCGCCTGCCAGGCCTCTTCAAGGGCAAGCAGCCGGAAGAGCTGAAGTCGGCGCTCCAGGCCGCCCGCGATCTGTTGGAGCAGGTGGAGACGCTGAAGGATCAGAAGCTGGTGGCGCTGCAGGAAATCAACGCTCTGAAACAGCAAGCCGTCGAGCTTGAAAAGCGCAACGTTGAACTTCAGCAGGCGGATCTGGACCTTCAGAGCGCCAACCTCAGATCCGTGGGACCCGGCGCCTTCGTCTACCTGATCGGCGAGTCGGTGGAATCGGTCGAGCAGCGCCCCTGGTATTGCGTGCCCTGCCTTGACCGCAGAAAGAAGACGATTCTCAGCCTTCAGGAGCGCCGACCAGGCGCGGACCGTTACAATTGCTCGGCCTGTGGCTACGCGATCCAGACGCCCAATGATCTTCAGGCGGCGGGGGCGACCATCGCGCCAATCCGCCGAAGCCGCCGCCGCACGGATTTCGATCAGGGCTTCTAGGAGTGTGCCGGACAGATCCGCCGTCTTCAGCTGCAGCGGGTCTTCCCCGCCGCCCATGTAGCGGGTGCGCCAAGCCTTCAGGGCTTCGGCCCCGCTGAAGGTGCCGATCCAGCGCAGCGCGTTCGCGCGATGGGCAGCGACTAGGGTGGGATCGGGATTGACCGCCACTTGCGCGGCCAAATCCGCCAGAAGTCGCTGCCGGATATCGGAGTCCACGCACGCCCTCATGAGCCGCTCTCCTCGTCGCGCGCCGTGAGGCGCGAGAGGTAGCGCTCTTGCTCCTCCAGCTGCCGCCGCTGCTCCTGCAGTCGGCCCATGCGGTAATAGACATGATCTTTCGCCAGAAGGACGCGGCAGCCGACCGTCTCGGCGAGCCGTTCGAGCAGCCAATAGGCGCCTGTCGCCTCGATCAGTGCCGGCAGATACTCCAACGGCATCCGCCACTTCTTCTTGGCCTGGGCCGTCCAGGCGTCGATTGTCGTCTTGGCGATAGGGTCTCCGGTCAGGCGCGACATGTCGGCCGCGACAGTGTGCCGGTCGCGCCCTGCGAGAGCTTCCGAGATCCAGCCGGCCAGCGCCGACCCCAAGCTGAGGTTGCGCGCGGAGCCTTCCGCCGTCGCGCTCAGGTCGACCCAACCTTCTAACGTCAGTTGCCGCTCGTCCTGGTGGCGCTTGGCCATGTCTACGCGACCTTCACGCTAAGACGTTGACCGCGTCGGGTGGTCGCACGATCCTGCGCCCCAGCGCGCGGATGCTTGGGGGTGCCGTCGCGCTGGTATCGGGACGGCCAAAGGCTCTGCGCCGACACGCCGAGAAAGGCGGCAATGGCTCGTTCGCCCGCAAGGCTCGGCCGGTTTAAGGCGACGCGGCAGGCGGACTCGTAGAGCCCGTTGTCGAGGGCCAGCCGGGTCAAGGTCGTGCCGCGCTTTCGAACGGCCGCCTTGATATCTTCCGGATGCCAGCCGCCCTTCGCCACGTCCGCCTCGCCTCCACCGCCGGCCCTGCCAGGCCGGCTTTCTTCGGGTGTCTAAAACAACGAACGTGCTAGACAATGCGAAAATCTGCGAAACAGTCAACTCATAAGTTCGGAAAACTGCATTTTTCTGACCTTATCGCGCAAAAATCAGCGAATTCGCTATGACACAGGCAATCGCGACAAACGGCGATTCCGCCGACACCTCACGAGTCGAACGCCTGCGCGAAGCGGTTAGTCGAGGCGGCGGGGCGAAGGCCGTTGCGGTGGGGACGGGAATCAACCAGCGAACTCTCTACAGCTATCTCAGAGGCGAAACAGAGATTCGGCTCGGTGATGCGGTGAGAGTCGCGGAGTTCTGCGACGTCGGCGTCGACTGGCTGGCCACGGGGCGAAACAGCGGAGCTTTGGAAGCTGCCACGGATGAACAGGCCGTGCAGATTTCTGCAAACCGCGGTTATACGGTCGTTGGCCTTGCGTCATGCGGCCTAAGGAACTGGTTTCAGGGAGATGCCATGGCGGTTGAGGCAGAGCTGCGCCTGGAAGATCCCGAGGCTTTCGCCGTCATGGCAGTTGGCGAGAGCCTGCACCCCGAAGGCGTGCGACAGGGATTCCTCTGCTTCTGCTCGCCGAATTCCAGTCGCCGGCCGGGCGATATCGTCTTTGTGGAGCGCGCAGACGGCACCGTCGCTCTCAAGCGTCTCCTGTCCGAGTCGCTTGAAATGATCGTCATCGAAGGGTGGCTCCCGCCTGAGGATGGCGAGCAGGAACTATACCGCGAGGAGATTAAGTCCTCCTACATCCGTCGCGTCGCCACCGTCGTTTATGTCAAGCGAAAGTTGTGAAATAGACATCGCCTGCCGGCTCTAGCCGAGGTAGCATTGCCAGCCTTGGTAGCTGACAGACGATGCGATGGATAGATTTCAGAAAGTGGCGATCGCTGTACTGACGCTCGCCGTCGGAACCTCCATCACCCTGAACGTGATGGACGCGGTTGAGCTGACGCCTCGCGAACGCGCAGAGGCGGCCCGGCAGCACCTGACAGACGCCTGCGCAAGCATCGTGATCGAATTCATCCGAACGCCGTCGAGCTTTGTCCTGGATCGAGGCTCGGTCAGTTTCCGCGACGCAGAAGTAACCGTTTTCTATGAGCGCCAGAACTATTTCGGAGCGATCGTCAGGTACAACTCGTCTTGCACCTTCGAGCCAGCCGAGGCTGGCCCTCTGCAGCTCACCAGGCTTCGCGTCGAGACCCGTGAAGTGGAGCCCATCTTGGTCGACGCCTGGAACGGGACGAACCGCATCAGGGGGGACTGGACCTGGCCCGAAACGCCGTGACTCAGTATCTAGCCTTTGCGCAGCTTTTTACGCCGTTACACAAGAGGTCGTAGTGGAAGCGGGTGAGCGCAACAGCATCATCATGTTCGCGCTGCTGGCCTTAGCCGGCGCGGGGTGGGCTGGCTACCAGATGTTCAAACCGACACCACAGGAGCGACTCATTAGTGCCTGCGCTGATATCGTGTCTGAGCGCATTCCCACGCCAGCCAGCTTCTCGCTTCAGAGCGGTTACGCCGATCTGCGGACGGGCGTAGTCGACATCGCTTACGATCGGCAGAACCTCATGGGAGCCGTCATTCGCGTTCCCGCCGAGTGCCGTTTTCGCCCAGCTGACGACGGCCCACTGCAGCTCGATGGCCTGCGGGTCGAGGCGCGCGAAGTGGAAGAGGTGCTCGTTGACGCCTGGAACCTAAGGAACCGCGTGAGCGGCGATTGGACCTGGCCCGAAACACCCTGA